ATAGAGAATATATATATTACAAATGTAAAACTTTTAAGCAAAATTTACCAGCGCAATATAGTAGTTTAAATATTGTTAATGGAACATTTATAACAACTTGTAATGATGTTACTCGCTGTGTTAATTTTACTCCATCAAACAAAAAATTCCAAACACAAGGACCAGTAAGTTCAAGTGCAAGGACACACAGTTTAAAATACGACTGTGTAGATGGTTCTTCGTGCAATAAAAAAGTAACAATAAATAATTGTCCGACCGATAAATCACTCCTAGAATGTGCCAGTTTAAAAAAATTACTAAATAATCCAACACCAGTATGTGCTGGATGTATAAATGACCCAAGTAAAATACGTAGAAAACGTATTAATATTCTAAAATAGATCAATAGCAACAAAATTCTTTATTTATTGCAAATTGATGTTTTTTACACCAATTTATTGATTTTTGAATATTAGCAATAAGAATAGCATTTAATTTACTAAAGTAGTCATTTATGTTTTCATTGACACACTTATTATCAATTAAGTTAGTTTTTTTTGTAATGCTAGTATTTGCTTCTTTTGCATCATTGTCAGTTATTAAACAATTTGTTACAGATTTGTTATATATATATAAATATTTAAATAAGGAAGAATATTCATTATTTATTAAGTTATACTTTAAATTTAACACTTTTAATTCTTTTATTAAATTTAATGTACTACTTATATTTTCTAACTGTTGTTCTCCATATATTGCATTAATTTCTTGAATTTTTGTAAGAAAATGTTTATTTAATTGTTGATTAAATAAGCTTGAAATAGTATCAACATTATTAATAATTAAATCAAAATTTTCTATAATATTTGTAATAATTTTTTTATTATTATTTTTATAGTTTATACAAATTATATATTTTTCAGAATTAGCAATCCTACTTGTATTTGGTTTAAATATATATACATTTTCATATAAATTACATAATAAATATATAATTTCTAATGTTTTATATTTAAAAATATCAAACATTTTTAATATAAAATTTCCGCCTGTTTTTTGCATTATTAGTGCAAAAAATATTTGTGATACTATTAATTTAAAAGATATATCTTCTTGATTATTAAAATCATTGGAAAAATCAAATCCGCCATCTCCAGTAATATAATCCATGGAATTACTATATTTTTTATAGCAATAAATTAAGTTTTCTTTTAAAAACAAATCACCTGTTTTAGAAGCACCAGATTCAATAATAATATTTGGATTATTATGTAATAATTGTGATGCTCTTTTCCAAGATGGAATATTCATATCATCGCTTATTAGTGTCATACCATAATATAAATCTTCTTTATTGTGTCTTACATAATTGAATGCTTCAATAAAACCACCTGGACCTTCTGCTAAATGAAATGATTTAATTTTAGTTTTTTCTGTTAAAAAACTAAAAGTATCCACAATTTCTATCATTTTAAAAAATGCACGGGACAAAGGTTTATATTTACATAAAGATAGTTTGTAATTGGGAACACAACTGTGTATATATTCATATGGATTTGTTATTTTTTTTATAATATCCCAATATTCAGGATAAACGTTAATAACTTGTTTTAATATTATTAAATAATTATATAATGACGGACATATAATAGTATTGTTGTTATTTTTATTATTTGCAACTTGTGACTTATATATAATATTAAAATCTAAATTACTATTATTTAAATTTGGTAAATTCAAATATGTCATTTAATTGTGTGTTTGCTACTACTATGTTATAATTTTATATGTTTATATGTTTATAAAATATATAAAAATAGAAAATAGAAAATAGAAAATAGAGAGATGCTATCTTTTTTTGTAATAAACATAGCCATATGTTATTTTAATTAAAGGGATTAGGCAGCTAACTTTGCTTTAAACTTTCTTTGTTTCTGCTTTTTGTGATTGTTTAATTTCTGCTTTTTGTGATTTTTCAAGTTCTTTTGCCGCCTTTTTCTCTTGTGCTAGTTTTAATTTTTCCTCTTCTTTTGCTTTCTTTTTTTCTTCGGCCAATTTAATTTTTTCATCAATAGTTATTTTAATTTGAGGTTTGGTTTTAGTCTCTTCAATAATAATATCAGGTAATGATTTTTCCATTCTATTTTCCAAATCTTGATTTTCAAGTAAGTATTTTTCAGCCAATTTTTTAGACTTAGCACTTATTGCTGTTGCTTGTTTTAATTCTAATTCTTTATCTATTTCCCCAAATTCATCACTAATAGCAGCAATTTGTTCTTTTTCTTTTAACTCACTATTTTCTAATGCATCATCTGTATTAATAACATTTCTAACTTTCTTAAATACAAAATAATTATTTAAAAATGAAATCTGTTTTTCTTCATCGCTTAATGCATTTGCCGAACCAATTTTTTTTAATAAATTATTATTTCTTTTTAAATCAGTTGTCATAAAATTATATAATAGTTCAAATGAACCATAACTATTTGGTAAATTTAATTGTTTATATTCTGTTTCTGTTAATAACACAAATCCATTTTTTTCCATAACATGAATAAAATACTTGAAATTTACCAAATATTCTCTAAATGTCTTATTTATAGATTCTTGAAAAATGTCAATCCCATATCCTAAACTCGTTTCGTCATCTTTAAACTCCTTAGCACTATATTTTTTAGTGATTTGCCAAATTTTTTTAGTGTTTTTAAATATACTCATTGCTTCGTCATTTTCTTTTGAATGTAACATATTAAATATTTTTTCTCCATCATAACAAGTTCCTATAAAATATCCTTCTAATAGTGTTAAATCTTTTAAATTATTAATAAATTCTTGCAATAGCGATTTGCTTTCAAACATATAATGAATAGCAAATTGAATAGAACTAATATTGAAACCATTTTTAGCAATTCCATAATTAGCATATACACCTCTACCCAATAAAACCTCATTTTTTGTGCCTTCACCGTAAAGTGCTTGCATTATTTGTTTAGATTTATCATCATAAAATGCTGAACCATTTTTTATATTTTTTGAACTGTTTGCATGCAAAAATAATGCTTTTGGTATTACATTGAATCGCTGTGCATAATTTAAATAACGGGCACAAACTCCGTCTAATCTATTTTCAATATTATCTTTACTAATATCTAAACCCAATACAAAATTCAAGTTTGCACCTATCCATTTTGGTAAATCGCCTCCCTTACCAACTGCATAATCTATTAATGTAAATCCGGGTCTTGACACATTATTTATTAACATTTGTTTTATATATAAGTTATGAAAATCACGAAGTGACCGAGTTTCAGATGTTGTAACATTTTTATTATAATATACATCATCATCATTATTAATTGTTACACCATTTCCAGTTGTTAAAATTGCTTCACTTATTGGATTATGAATTGATTGCCAATTTGAGTTTGCTGTATGATATGCATTGCCAAAGTTTTTCACTCCTGACCGTAATTCTGATGTTTTATCAAAACGAACGCGTAATGGTTCCCATCTCCAAAATTCTGGTTTAGCACTATTATAAGCAAATTCTATAATAGTAGAATCTTCAATTTCCTCACCTTCTAAAGTATAAATTTTAAAATTATTTGAATGATCGTATTTTCCTAATATATTACATATTCCTGCATTAATATCACTTGGATTTGTTGGATAAAATCGTGTAGGTTTATAACTATTTGCGTAACTTTCTTTTAAATCGCGCTTAATGTTATTATTTAAAATATCATTATATGGGTTAATGTAACCGTGCTTTTTTTCATCAAAACCAACATTCAAAATTAGAGTATAATAACTGCTTATTTGGTTATAATGTTCCAAATTTGTGCCTTCATTATTCATTGAACCAATGTAATTTTCGCCAAATTCATTTTTTTTAAATCTTACAAGAAAATCAATAGTATTATAGTTTGGTGGTTTCCATTTAAAAGATTCATTCCAAGTAATTCTGTAATTTGGCGCTTTAATATTAATAGTTTTAGAACTAACACCTGTATTTGCTGGTGTAAAAATTAAACCATCTGTATTATATTCATATAACCCCGAATTAATATTATTTAAAATTGTAGCACAACCATTAAATATATGAGGTCCATAAAATTTTTTTACATTTATTTTAAGTGGTAGTGTTTTAACATCATTAACTGCTTTTAAATCTAATGCTGTTATAATACTTTTTAATAATATTAGACGATATTCCTTTTTAGTAGTTTCAGGTTTGGGAGATTCTTGAGTGTCTTCTTTTTTTTCTAGATTAATAAATGGAAATCCGGTTACATCTTTTCCACCAAAATAATATATATCAAAACAAGCAAATGTATTTACAAGTGCGCCTTTTTTATCATGTAAAATGTGTTCTCCATCAATAATTGTATTAAACAGTTCCTTTTTTGTAGTAATACAACCAGTAAATTGTATAGTCATAGTTGTAGCAATAAAATATAATTTTCCACTTAATGAAATATATAATAATTTTCTAGAACCATCTGCTTTATCTGTAACAGTATAATTATGTCTAATATTTGGTATAGAACTATTTGTATCATTAATTTCTGATTCCGGTAAAATATTTATCATTTGCAAAGTAGTAGAAGAAGGTCCAATAAAGTCTTTTACATTTACTGGCATATTAGGTTTGTACTCAGAACCTTTTATTAGCATTAAATAGTTTTTAATTACACTGTTTTGTTCGCTGAACGTAATTGGATAATTAGTTTCTTGAAGACCAATTAATATATATTTAATAACTTTTCGTAAATTAGTATATAAATAGTCTTTTGTGTATTTACTTTTATTTGTGCTAATAATAGTATTATTTAACTCAATTTCTACTTCAAAGTTTTCTAATGACTTAAAAACTTCCGAATCTTTAATATTAAATTGTTCTATAAATCGACCATTATTTGTTTTAGATGTTTTTACAATAGAACAATGAATTAAAAAGGGATATTCGGGGTGTATATATTCATAACGTTTAATATATCTAAATATTTTCTTTGTTGAATTCCATTTATCATACATTTCTTCAATTAATGGATTAGCTCTTGAAAATGTCTTTTCAATTTGGTAACTTACACGAAAATTATAATCATCAAAATCTAAAGGCATTATTTGCATTTTATCGTTTTTAAAATATTCTTTTTCTATAAAACTTAGATTACGTTCATCCACTATTCCGGATAAATTATCTAATTTGCAATAACTTTGTATATTTGGTAATCCTGTTATTTGCGTTCGAATCCGAATATTAGAAGTCATAATTTTTAAATAATAATTATCATTATTTAATTTAAAATCATAATTTAGTAAACTTTTTATAATATTGTAAAAATCTACTTTATTAATATTTTTAATTTTTTTTGTTCCAAAGCGTATTTCTAGTTCTGGAATATTTGTTTCACTTAACCTTGTAAAACTTGATAAGTAAGTATCAAGTAGGCCAATGAATTGTTTGCTTAACTGTTCTTTTTTTGATTCTTTTGATTCTTCTGATTCGGGTACTTCATTTGGTTCTTTTTCTTTTGTTAATGAATCAGCAATCATAATTAATATATATAGTTATTATTTATATAAATATTATTATAATAATATCAATTTTGTTATTTAATCACTAATTTAATAATTTATTTTTAAATATTATTTTATATTATTTTATATTATTTTTATATTTTATATAGAACTATGAAATATAATAACAAAACTTTTAAAATAAAGTATAAAAAATCAAAACAAAAACCACATTATTCAATTAAAAAATATATAAAAATGAAAAAAGTTCGAAATAGTACATTTAAAAATAGATCCCAAATAGGATGTTCTAATAAAAAAAAAGTTATGATGGGCGGAGGTGTTAATGGTCTTAGTCAACCTTTTGAAAATCTAGGTTATAATATATATGATAAAATTGGTGGAGCTTATAATACTTTTTTCGGACATTCATTACAACCTTCCTCTGATGTAATTATTCAACCCCATTTAATAAAACAATAATTAAAATAGCCTAATATAAAAATATATTATTATACTTAAAAAATTATAATAATATAATATATAATAAAAATGGCATATTATGACAAATTTGTGAAAGATTTTAGGAATTTATGTAGCCCCGCGTTTGTGTATTTAGCAATATCAGTAATTGTATTTATTGTAATTGCAGTACAAAATTTTGGTAATACAACAAAATATTGCGTAGGTGCATATGAGTGTGATTTACCAAATACATATATGATGTTTATTTTCAAAGCAATTTATATTTTATTTTGGACGTTTATATTAAATGCTTTATGTAAAGCCGGATATAAAGAAATATCGTGGTTTTTAGTGCTAATGCCTTTTATTTTATTATTTATTATATTGGGATTAATAATAGTTTCTTATAGTAAAATAGGGTTAATGTATTAAAATTATTAATATAATAATAAGCTACATTATTATTTATTATAATTATTGATTAACATATAAAATATTAATATTAATTAATACTACTAATATTAATGACAACAAAGATAATACCAATAATAATAAAACCAGAAACAAAACTAGAAACAAAACCAGAAACAAAACCAGAAACAAAACTAGAAACAAAACCAGAAACAGCCGTGTTAAATAAAAGCATAGCTAGCAAATCTAAAAAATTAGATGATACATTAATAAACTCATTTAATCACGAAGAACTAGGATGGTTAGTTATAGATAAAATGTTTGCAAATGATCCAAATATATTAGTTAAACACCATTTAGAGTCATATAATGATTTTTTCAATAATAAGATTCATAATATTTTTAAAGAAAAAAATCCAATTTTGATTATGAAAGAACAAAATGATACTACAAAAGAATATAATTATAAGGCAGAATTATATATTGGTGGTGTTGATGGAAAACGCATATATTACGGAAAACCAATAATATATGATGAACACAGAGAACATTTTATGTTTCCAAATGAAGCCCGACTAAGAAATATGACGTATGCTATAACAATTCATATTGATGTTGAAGTAATTTATAAAATAGTGCAAGAAAATGGAGAACTTAAAGAAACAGCTAGTGTATTAGAAAAAATTTATTTAGGAAAATTTCCTATTATGTTAAACTCTGATTTATGTATTTTAAATAGTCTTGATCCATTAGTTAAATTTAATATGGGTGAGTGCAAAAATGATTATGGTGGTTATTTTATAATTGATGGTAAAGAAAAAGTCTTAATAAGTCAAGAAAAGTTTGCAGATAATATGTTATATGTTAAATCTGATTTTAATGATTTATATAGTCATTCGGCAGAAATAAGATCAGTTTCTGAAGATTCTTCTAAACCAATACGCACATTAAGTATTAGAATTTTACGCGCTGATACAAAACATAGCAATAACCAAATATTAGTCAATGTTCCTAATATCAGAAAACCAGTACCATTGTTTATTTTAATGCGCGCATTGGGTGTTTTGAGCGACAAAGAGATTATTAAAATGTGTTTATTAGATTTAGAAAAATATGATAATTATATAGCACTTTTTATTCCATCAATACATGATGCTGGTAATATTTTTAATCAAGAAGTTGCATTAAAATATTTAGCCACATTTACAAAAGGAAAAACTCTAGCGCACGTTTTAGAAATTTTGATGGATTATTTATTGCCACATATTGGAGACAATAATTTTATAAATAAAGCGTTCTTTTTAGGTTATATGGTAAAAGAATTATTACAAGTTTATAAAAACGATAAAAATTCAACCGATCGGGATAGTTTTAAATTTAAGAGAGTAGAACTTGCAGGAACGCTTATTTATGATTTATTTAAAGAATATTATAGTTTACAGCAAAAACACATATTTCAAAAAATAGACAAAGAATATTATTATAAAAAGGGACTCTATCAAAATGACTTTATTGGATTAATTGAAAATAATTATTTTGAGTATTTTAAAGAACGTATTTTGGAAACTGGTTTTAGAAAAGCATTTAAAGGAAATTGGGGCGCAGAAGAGCACACAAAACGGTTGGAAGTCGTCCAAGATTTAAATCGTTTATCATATAATTCTTTTTTATCTCATATGCGTAAATTAAACTTACCGCTTGATTCGAGTGCAAAAATAATAGGACCGCGATTATTGCATTCAACACAATGGGGAATTATTGATCCGGTCGATACACCTGATGGAGGCAATGTTGGATTACATAAACACATGTCAATTGGTTGTACTATAACAAGTGGATATTCGAGCAAACCAATTATTGAATTATTGCGAACAGTATTTTTCATGGAATTGTTAACAGAATGTACTATTGAATATATTGCTCAATGTACGAAAGTCTTTGTAAATGGCGCCTGGGTTGGTATTATAACAAAACCAATTGAAGTAATAGAATTATTGAAAGATTATCGTAGAATTGGATTATTACCTATTTATACTAGTTTAAGTTGGTCTATTAAAGAAGATAGCATTTATATTTACAGTGATTCAGGCAGATTAACAAGACCTGTTTTTTATTTAAAAAATAATGTTATTTCTTATCAATCAAAATTTATTTATGATAAATTGTTGGCTCGTGATTATAATTTTAGTGAATTATTGATTGGTTTTAATCCGTTAAAAATGTTAACTAAAGATAAAAAAGAGTTAACAATTAATTTAAATGATTTTATAAAATTAAATCGAGTATTCTTTAACTTCAAAGATTTATATGATAAATCTGATAGTGTTCCCGATCCATTAAATGATTTAATGCAAAAAAGTGGAATTATTGACTTTCTAGATACTGCCGAAACAGAAACATCATTAATAGCCATGGATGTTGAACATATTAATAAATTTACTAGTCATATTGAAATACATCCTTCTTTGGTTTTAGGAATTATGGGCAATCAAATTGTTTTTCCTGAAAATAATCAATTGCCGCGTGATTTATTTTCTTGTGGTCAAAGTAAGCAAGGTGTTAGTTTATATAATACAAATTATCATAATCGCATTGATAAAATGGGTGTTGTTTTAAATAACGGACAAATTCCCCTTGTAAAAAGTCGCTATTTGAAATATATTTATAATGAAGAACATACTTATGGTGTAAATGCTATTGTGGCAATTGGTTGTTATGGTGGTTATAATGTTGAAGATTCAATATTATTTAATGAAGGTTCAATTAATCGCGGTATGTTTAATACAACCTATTTTAATATGTATGAAGCCCGGGAAGAAAGCACAAAAGTGGCCGGTACTAATGTTGATTCTAAATTTGTAAATATTGAAACTTTAAATGTTGTTGGAAAAAAACCGGGTTATGAATATTCGCATTTAGATAGCAATGGATTAATTGGTGAAAATACACCATTAGATGATAAAAAAGTGGTAATAGGGAAAGTTACAAATAATCTGGCAAATCCAAATATTTTTATAGATGCATCGATTACACCAAAAAAAGGACAATTGGGGTTTGTTGATAAAGCATTTATTACAGAAGGTGAAGAAGGATTTAGAATTGCAAAAATTAGAATACGAGAAGAACGAATACCCGCCCAAGGTGACAAATTTTGCAGTAGATGCGGTCAAAAAGGAACACTTGGACTAATTATTCCAGAAGAAAATATGCCGTTTACAAGTGAAGGAATTAGACCTGACTTAATAATTAACCCACATGCATTACCTAGTCGTATGACAATAGGACAATTAGTTGAAACATTAATGGGCAAAGCATGTGCTCACTATGGTGGATTTGGAGATTGTACTGCATTTGTAAATAAGGGTCCAAAGCATGAAATTTTTGGGTCATTATTGCGCAATATTGGTTATAGTTCTACTGGAAATGAGTTATTATATAATGGTGAAACAGGGGAACAAATAAGTATGGACTTTTTTATTGGACCATGTTATTATATGCGTCTTAAACACATGGTTAAGGATAAAATAAATTATCGTGCACAAGGACCGCGAACTTCATTAACACGGCAAACAGTTCAAGGTAGAGCAAATGATGGTGGTCTTCGTATTGGTGAAATGGAACGCGATAGTATAATTGCACATGGTGCAACTAGTTTTTTGAAAGAGTCTATGTTAAACAGAGGAGATGATTATTATATTGCTATATGTAATAATAGTGGAACAATTGCAATTTATAATGAGTCAAAAAATGTGTTTATTAGTCCTTTTGCCGATGGTCCATTAAAATTTTCTGATACTATGGAAAATTCATTGAATTTGCAAGTAATTAGTAAATATGGAAAATCATTTAGTATTGTACGAGTACCTTATAGTTTTAAATTATTGATGCAAGAACTCCAAGTAATGAATATTCAAATGCGTATTATTACAGAAGATAATATTGACCAATTAACATCCATGAACTATTCTAAAACAATAGAAAACATAAAATTAACACAATTAACTGCAAAAGAAACAAGTGAATTTGTTAAACGTTATGAAAAACCACTATTAACACCAGAAACACAAAGCACAGAAAGTATAGCACAAGAACCATTAAAATTAAAAGAACCAGAATCACAAGAAGAAAAAGGTGACTATAAAGATGAAGATAAAGATGAAGATGAAGATGAAGACGATGAATCTTCTATTGATCCAGAATCAATAAAAGCAGTACGCGCTGCTGAAGAATCATACAAAAAATATTTAGCAGCCGAAGCACTTGAAGATGAAGATTATGAAGATGAAGAAACTATGAAACCGGCTATTAATATTGATACTCAAGATACATCACCTCTTGAGTTAGATGATGTTATTAGTATTCCAACGGACACAAGTCAACCTGAAAATATACCAATTAAAGAACCTGAATTACAAGAAGTAACTGATACATTGCTACAACCCAATTTAGAATTAGAAAATCCAAATACTAGTGACGTTGAAAATAGCAAAGTACGTAAAACAGTAAAATTTGAGGGACAATAAAATTTGGATTTTTAAATTATTTTTAAATTATTTTTAAATTATTTTAAAATATAATTGATATAATAATAAAGTTTAATACTATATTATAAAGTAAAACATGTCAAATAGTACTATAATTAGTATTTATAATTCGCGAAAAAATTTATTAGAAATTTTAGAAGAGCGTGGATTTTCAATTGAAAATTATTCTAATTTTAGTATTACAGATGTTGGTATTTTAACAGAAAATAATCAATTAGATATGTTATTAGAAAATGCATTAACAAAACAAAAAATTTATGTTAAGTATTATGTAACAAAATTAATTAAACCTCAAAATATTTATGACATTGTGGAAGATTTATTTCATTTAGAATCAATATTAGAAAAAAAAGATGATTTAATGATTATTATTAAAGATGAACCTAATGATACATTACTAGAAAATATTAAAGATATATGGGTTACCGACAAGATTTATATTTCATTAGTAAATATTAAAAGACTACAATTTAATATATTAAAACATACTTTAGTACCAAAACATACAATATTAACTGAAAATGAAAAAGAACTTTTTCTAAAAAAATATAATATTTTAGATAATACACAAATTCCTGACATATCATATTTTAGTCCAGTTGCAATTGTTATTGGACTACGTCCAAATAATATTGTTAAAATTGAGAGAGCTAGTCGAACTTCTATTAAATCGGATTTTTATAGAATTTGCAAAATATATTAATTAACTTAAATAACTTAATATAATATATATATAGTAGTTAATAATGAGCACAGATATTAATACTAATTTTTATCAATTTGATGGATGTTATGGTCGACCAAGTGCTACTAACTTTGATGTATCTTTAAATTCCAAATTTAACAAGTCAACAGTATTGAGTGTTGCTGAATGTCAGGCAGAAGCCCTGCGAAAAAATGCTAATTTTTTTTTAATGAATGATATATCTTTTGCTTCTGGCACACTAAGTAGCATTAGTAATGAATTTATGAGTAATTGTTATGTTCCAATAAAACTAACTTCAAATTTAGGGTCAATTGTAAGTGCAGATACTATGGTTGAGTTATTTAATAGTTTATTTGGAACAACACCTAGAATAAATGTTACTGACACTTGTAATAACATTTTATTTAGGAGATTTCCTTTAGGTGTTCCACAAAGTCAAAAATGTTTTAAATATACATTGGATGATCAAGTATATGCTCCAAAAACTCAATATGCTTATTACAAAAAACCAGTTTTAAATGAGAGTAATTTACGAGTAATGTCTTCTCTTCAAAGTCGTCCTACAAGTTATTATAATAATCCTACTAAACTTAATCAATTACAATCATATAAAGAGTTATTGTATATTAATGAAACAAATATTGAAACAAGTGGTCCTCTTTATATTACATTTAAAAATTTTATATGTAATCCCACAAGAGCTAATGAGGAGTTATTTGATATTCAACTTGCAAATTTAAAATTGAAATATACCAACTTAATAAATCATTTAAATGATATTAGTATTGATTTATCAAATATTAATTTTTTAAAACGAGATGATAATAATACTATAATGGCATTAAACACGCGAATTGCCGATAAAAAACAAGAACTATCTAACTTAATGGGTTCTGGAGGAGCCAATAATGGAAGATTACATGATAATGTTTTTTTAACACAGTTTAAAATAGTAGAAAATGGTATATTATTAATAATAATAATAATTGCTTGTTTTGTATATTATAAAACAAGAAACTTGAAAGTTATAACCCTTGGTTCATTATTTAGTACTATTACTAATCCTAATGTAACATCCGATAATAATAGTAGTAATGTAAAATCTATTAATAATAGTAGTAATGTAAAACCCGATAATAAGTAGTAATAAACAATGTTTATTGATTAATTATTGATTATTAATAATTGATTATTAGACATTAGTTATTGGATTATTTAATAAAATATTAATTAATAAAATATTTTATAATATTAATTAATACTCATTATGAATAATACAGAATTGACTTCTATAAGTGAAGACGAATTATTTTTTGATATTTATCAAAATAGTTCATTAATAAACAATAAAAAAATGCTACAAGAAACTCAAACTAGTAAAAACAGTGTTTCTTACTTATCTATTGTTGACTCAATAGACTATTTAGGATGTATTAATGGAAATTGTAGTAAAATTGAATGCAATTGTAAACCAAATGAAAAATGTGACTGTGCAAGTTCAAAATTATGTCAACAAAATAGTACAGTTAATAGTGGTCAAGTCAATGGTGGTCAAGTCAATGGTGGTCAAGTCAACAGTGGCGCAGCCAATACTGATGCAACTAGCGCCGCTATTAGTACTAGTGCTAATAGTTTTGTATCAAAATTAATTGATTTCTTATTTATAGTAATATTATTAATATTAATTGTACTTATTGTATATAATAGAGCTCCTAATTATTTGATATATTGTTTAGGAATTCTATTAATCTATATTTTTTATAAAATGTATAATATTAAAAGTGTATAATTGATTATTTTAAAAATGTGTATTAATATATTTTTTGTTAATATATTTTAACCAATTAAATAAAATATATTAACATATTAAGTATAAAATGAAAAGTAAATTTAATAATAAATTTACTTATTTTAAAGCACATGTTAGTAATAGTAATATTAAAAATAGTTTAAATGTTTTTTTAATTATTATTGTTATTGTTTTAAACATATATTTAATAAATGTTTTATATTATGACTCGTCTGTTTCAAATGTTAATACTATAAAAGAGAATTTTGACACAGAAAAATATGTAGATATATGTAAAAATAGAAAAACAAACTTTTATAATATTAATACTTCAAAACTTTCAACGCCTAGAAATGTTGCTTCTAATTCCGAATGTGAATTATTATGCACCCAAGGTAATTGTGAAATATTTTTATTGACAGATATAAGTAGTTCAACTAAAAAATGTTCTTTATTTAATGATATTTCTGGTTCTTATGATATATCTTTAACTTTAAATTGTGAATCTAATATATTACCTCCCAATGATTATGGAGTATATAATGGTTATGGATTTGTAAATAAATACTATTTTGAAGATAATAAAAGTGCATTTCAATATATTGACAGATATTTAGAAGAAACTGAATATATTATTGATGATTTATCATATATAAATTATTTACATAGCAAAGCCTCAAACTTAGATTTAACAAATATTAATAATAAAAATTTGTATGACTATTTAGAATACCAAAAAAATCAGACTTATAATACTATTTTGAATATTATTAATGAGGTCAATAAACGTGTATTTTCAAATAGTAAAAATATATTGTTTACTGATTTGTTTAATCATTCTTTAAGTCATAATGAAATAAGTGGAAATATTTTATTAACACCAAAGAGAGATATATCGTTTATTAATCTAATAAACGACTCTATTGCTATAAATAATAAGTCAGATATCTTAAATAATAAGCAAAACACATTGTTAATAAATAATAACTCAATAAATAGCATTTATTTAATATTATTCATAATAATGATATTAACACTAGTATTGTTAATGTTATATAATGCTAATATTATAAGTGAATTATTGCTATTTAGTTACTTTATTTTAATTATATTACTAATACTATTTATAAATAATATTGTAAAAATATAAAATACTATGTTATATGTAGACCCTTTAGGCAAAGTTACCGAAATAAGTTATGCTAATAATCATATTAATAAATTAAAAAAGGATACTATGTTATATGAAGAGAGATTAAACAGTGTTAAAAAGGGTGCATATTCAAATAATATAATTTTTTCTGTTTATTCACTATTGGCAGTAATTTTTATTTTAATGCTTTTATTTTTATTGAGAAAATTACGCATATAATAATCAATATTTTATACTATTTTTTATTTTGTTATACTAAGTATATAAATATAACAATGGTAAATGTAGAAGTTACTAATGATTTATTACTTGATATAATAAATGAATCAAAAGTATACACAGCACCAGATTTAATTGAAACAGAAATTAATAATGCTGTTGGCGAATTTTTAATCAAAAAAGACAATGTTTTTACAAATGTATTAAGTGATTTTATGATAAGTAACGAACACGGACAAGAATCCACTATTAAACATGTATATGATAAACTTAATCAAAACAACCAAAATAAATTAAGACATATTGAAATAATAAATTACAATGATAAAGTTAATAAAGAATATTTAAACATAATTTTAGTAATAATTTTTGCATGTATTATTATTATTCCGTTAGCAATTGCCAATAAAAATAGCTTGCTTCCAAATAATATAACATTAATATGTTTAGTAACAATATTGTTTTTTACAAGTGCATATATTTTCTATAAAGTTATTGATATTTATATGAGAGATAATATAAATTATGACAAAATTCGTATTCCATATGATAGAACTGCAGCACAATTAGAAAAAGAGGGAACCCTTGTTAGAAAGAAAAATCCATTGACTTCATTAACATTGACTTGTGTGGGTCAAGATTGTTGTGATGGTTCTATGGTATATGATTATGCTAAAAATAAATGTCTAATGACTGAAAACTTTGGTAATTATTTTGAGAATTTTAATAATTCTAATAATTCTAATAATTCTAATAATTCAAAAAATACAACTATTATTGAATCATTCGGACAAGGTTGTGCAAAAGACTGTCTTATACAAACATCATTTAGTTATTCAAATAGTACAGAACTAAATGCAAATTTAGTTCCTCCATCACCGGCCGTAATGGCAAGTCTAATAGCCTAAAGATTAATTTAAAACATTTTTTAAAATTAAAAAATATTTTAATTTAGTGTTAAAATTAAATTAAAAACAATAATATATATATTGTTTTATATAAGTTATAATATAGTATGGGAAATAAAGCTTCTCAACCACTATCAGAAAGAACAAGTTGGGAATGTAATTGTGAGCGGGTTATGCCAGAAGTTATAAAAGGATGTTGTGAAGAAGTTAGTGCTGGTGTAGAAAATACATTTTTAACTGCTGTTGATCAAATACTCGGTCCGAATGCAAAGTTGATAACAGATCAAAATGATTGGGTTACGACTTATAGTTCTTATGTGGAAAATATTAATACAAGTAATACGACTACTATTGAACCAATGGCTCCAAAGGTTGAAGATCTTAATTATTGTAATTGTGATGCAGCAGCAATAAGAGTTATTGCTGAATGTAAAGCAGGTGCTGAGAAAGCCGAAGATGGTATAGCCGATATAATAGATGAAAATATGGATTTATTTGATGGTATTAATCATATTGCAACAGGTATAACTGGTGTAACTAATCCCGATTCTCCTACAGAAGACTCCTCTGTTGGTCCTAATAACTGGGTAACAAAATATTTGACTCCAACACGAGGAGTAAATATTCAGCAACCTAGTATTGAATCTTTTGAAGATATTGGATTATATAAATTTGTAAGACAATCATTAGAATCTAGACATCAAGCTTTCAAAGATAGTCCTCGTTTTGCACAGGACTGTAAAACTAATGCTACACAGTCAATGAGAACATTTTTAAATGATGAAATTAATGATTTAAATACGCTATATAAATATTATATAACATTTGTGGAAGATCATAAGACATTATTATTGGATAGAGGTTCTATGACCGATATAATTAGTGGTAAAGTAGCAATTTTAGAAGGTATACAAAAAAAAATAGACAATTACAAAACATTATCACATGTAGATAATCGAAAAAATACATATTTAGTATCAAATTATGATTTGTATAAAACTATATATTTTTATTATATTATTGTGTATTACAGTTTATTTGTATTATGGTTAATATTTTCAAAATTTATAAGTGAAAAGCAATATAATAATAAAAAATTAGTATTAGTATTATTTATTTACTTGATAATACCTATAATATTATCTTATTTAATGAATTTAATATATGAAGGATATATTTATACTTTAGAATTTTATAATTTAAAAGAAGATACACAAACTTATAATTCATTAATAGAAAAAATGAAATAGTTATAAAAATGTTTTTAATTATTCTTCTAATTTTTCTTATTGTATTTATTGTATTTATTGTTCTTCATTATCACTTTCGTTATTATAGTTAATAATAACATTATTCCATTTTCCGCGTTTATTTTTACCATATTGCTTATCCATATAATCTGTTATTTCTTTTCCATTTGGTAAAGATGCACGTCCATAATTCATTGTATACCAATTCTTAAATTCTTCAAGCAATTCTGTTTTCTTAATTATTCCTTCGCGCATTCGAGTAATTTTTTCTTTTGCAAACTCAGTTAAATAGTCTTGTGCTTCGCGATAATTATCACTAACTGATGTTACTATTTTAGCATCATTAACTTTACCTTCTGTTTTATACGCAATATCTACTAATTTAGACATTAATAATGGTGCCCACAATGTGAATTTTTCATCGATTTTTTGATCGATTAAATATTGATATGGGAAATTTGCTTTTGGAAATTTATCCTCATTTTCATAAGGAGCATCTGTAAATTTTGACATAAAATCACAAATACGAATGCGACGCCAAGTGCCATCATCATTTGTGTTGATGTCAAATAAAACATTAGTACATACAACCAATTTAAATTGTGGTGTAAATGTTACACTGTCTTTAAATAATGCTCGTGCTTGAATTGGGTCTCCGCCTGTAATTTCTTTCATAATGCCTTCATTAATAACATCGCCTTTACTTGGTTCTTGCATTACAGCATAACGAACGCCCATTAATGCAACTACTTCTGATGATGTAGAACCGATTGAATTGCGAGATTGTGTAATTAATGTGATTGGAACGGTTGCTTTATAATCTCCCAAACATCGACTCATTAATTCAACTAACTTTGATTTTCCATTACAACCACTTCCCGTATAAATATTAAATGTTTGATTATCATTTTTACCAATCAAAATTGATGCTAAATGCTCCCACATATAACGCCGAAGTTCTTTGTCTGGAAAGAGTTCATCAATAAATTTATTGATTTCTTGAATTAATGAATAATTAGCATTATCACTTAAGTTTGCATATGGAATATAATCTATATTTGTGCATTTAGAAATATAATCGTCTGGTTTACCTTTTCTATGAATCTTTGATTTAAAATCAATTACATAATTGTTAAAGCACATTAAATAAGGATTGGCATCTAATTTAGTCATAAAGTTTTTATCATAAAATAACTCTTTTGCTTCTTTCATAATATTATTTTTCCAACTTGTTGTTTTTAGTAATATACATATATCTCCCAATTTTAAAGATCGTGTTTTTAAATTTTCTGTATTTTCGTCATTATTTTCTTTTTTAATCATCGTTTCAATAAGTTCTTGGGATTTTTTACAATAAATATCGTGCATTTTTTTAGAAATTAATAATCGTAATGTACTACCTGAATCAATTTCGTTCCATTTATGATTTTTATATTCATACCATTCA